CGGCCCTCGGCTTCGCGTGTCGGGAAGTAGACGTCTCGCGGAGCTCGGACGCTCAGATCCTATAACCCCCTGCGGTGCTGCGCTTCGCTTGCTGCAGGGAGGTTATGATCTGAGCTGCGTTGGTCACTACACACATATGATCCCCCGTGGGCAGGTTCTCTCCTAGCGGCCTCTAACTTCATGCATCGTCAAGGACTGCGCCTCGGCCATCGATTCTTATTCCATTGTTGCGTAAGCCGCTGTTAACCGCCCCGCGAAGAGCGGTTCGGGCGGCTATAAGCGCAATTGCAAGAATAGACAGTCTCGGCTTGCCAGCGGGCTGGCGGCTTCGCCGTCCTTGACCATTCCCTCGGCTAAGAAGCCTCGGTGCGATGAAGTTTTTCGGAAACCCGGAGTCACTGCACGGGATTCATCTGTGCGGTGTAACACTCAACAAAGGAAGAACGACATGACACTCTACAGCAAATGGGACTTGGACGTCACGATGGTCGAGATCAAGCAGGAGCTCAAGGATCGGGACCTGATCGATCCGGAGGTCTCGTGGCGGATCTCCACCAACGATTGGAGCCCAGTAAGCTTGGACCTCCAGTATAAGGTTCGTGACGACAGCCTCCACACCTACAAGTACTTCCGTGGGCAGACCGTCGGGGACATAGACAACATGGTCATCGAGGCCCGCGAGTACATAAAGTCCCTCAAGTCCCGCTCGGAGCTTGACCATGACGAGTTCATGCTGATGCTTGGTCGCGTCATGGATCGGGCCAAGGACCTCGGCATGGACGAGGACTTCATAAACCCGCTGACGGCGATGATGAAGAAGCTCGCAAGCAACGCCATCACGTCGCAACTCTAACTGCAATCGGGGAGGCCGACAGGTCTCCCCACCCACAACAAAGGAACCACACGATGAAAACATTCACGATGCACAGCGACCCCGGCCACGGATGGCTAGAGGTCTCGATACAGGAGGCGCGACAGGCGCTGCTTGACACCTCCGACTTCAGCCAGTTCAGCTTCATGCGGGGCGAGAAGCTCTACCTTGAAGAGGACTGCGACGCGACGCTCTTCATTCGATGCTGGGAGCACCACGTCGGCCCTGTCACGATTACTGAGAAGTACTCGCACTACGACCACTGGATACGAGCTCTGACACGTATCAAGGTAGACATCTTCATCGACGACGAGATACTATTCTGATAAAACTTCGGGGGCTGAAAGGCCCTCGATCCAACCCACAGGAGACAACAATGACAACGTACATCGACGGACCAAACCTCGTCATAACCGCCATCTTCCTCAAAGCGCACCTCAAGATGCTAGACGCTGGAATGAAGAACAGCCAGTGCAGCGGCCTCACCATCCTGAAGAAGGCCTCCGCCATAACTGGTAAGCCGTACAAGAGAGCGCAGTACAAAGCTGCACTCGACGACCTCATCAACTTCATCAAGGACACCGCAAAATGAGCAACCCTTTCTCCAAATCCCGCAAGACTGACATGCCGTATGCCATCTACCAAGCTCCCGAAGGATGGGAGTGGCGCGTCCTGAAGACGTACAAGACCCCAGCCAACGAGGCCAAGGATAAATACGCTCGGTGGATGGTCGCAGCCAAGTCGCCCCACACCTACGGGGAGTTCGAGATGGGAGACACCTACGCCGTCGACATCTTGACCTATGGACGCCTTGTCGCAGCAACTCCCGAATGGATCGAGGCCCACGGTAAGAAGGGCCTCACGATCAACCTCACGATACTCAACTGACAGCAAACGGGGTGGCTTCGGTCACCCCACCAACAAACGGAGACAACAATGCGAGTTCAGCTCACCATCAACATCGACAGCAGTAACGACTCCTTCCAAGACGGAAACGAGGCGATCCAACTTGAGAAGATCCTACGGGACATCATCTGGTCGCTTGCCCTCGGCGGCGGCACAGGCTCCCTGTACGACGCCAATGGCAACCATGTCGGATCATCGAAACTTGAACTGTCGGAGGACGAAGAATGACAACGTATCACGCGACACTGAAGGGCGAAGACGGCAGCGACTTCGTCCGAGAGTTCAAGGCCCACAGCAAGGCCAAAGCTTGGGCTCGCGTCAAAGAGCTCTACCCCGACTTCCGCTGCATCCAACTCGAGAGCCAATCGCAACTCGAGAGGGGCAACGCACGGATCTACCGCTTTCACGTGATGGCGATGGACAACTATGAGGGGGACTACTGATGACCCGCATCATACGCACCGAAACCGAGATCTGGAACAATCGCCCCCACAGAATCAACGTGATGCGTTGCGACTGCGGCCAAGAAGTCTGGCTCTATAGCGTCTGGAGCACCGAATGCGACTGCGGCCTGTGCTACAATGGCTCAGGTCAGCAACTCGCACCACGGTCGCAGTGGGGCGAGGAGACAGGCGAGCGCTTCGACTAACACACTGGGCGGTCCGAGCAATCGGGCCGTCCATTCCCTTTGACAGAGGAAAGGACCTCGCTAGTCGCTCGGAAGATGTTTGACGAAGAGGAAAGAAAGAAAGGAAAGGACCTCGCTAGTCGCTCGGAAGCTGTCTGATAGAAACGGACCGAGCAAAGCTCGGATTGGTTTTCTGATCCTCTTGCTTACGCACGAGGATCACGGCCCGAGGCCCAAGGGCCTCGGACAATGAAAAGCGGCGCGGGGCCGCAGGGCCGCAGAGCCCCAAACAAAAAACAAATAAAAGGCGGCGCGGGGCCGCAGGGCCGCGCATTTTTGTGCTTGTATATTCTAAACAAGGTGATAAGGTGTTGGGACTAACACAATAAACCGCGACCCTTGGACCTTGGACCTTGGGCGCTTCACAAAAAAGGGCGGACAAATGAAAATGCTACGTGGTGACAGGACGGGCGAAGCTGTTTTGAGCGGCATTCTTTACGAGGGGCCAAGCCTGATAGACGGGCAGGAAATTGTCGTTATCGCAACCTATAGCGATAAAAACCGCAAGACGGGCACAATGATGCAAACCTATATTCTGCGGGCGGATATCGACCCCCGTGACGCAAGCAAAACGGGCGCTGACGTGTCCATCTGCGGGGCTTGCCCGCATCGCGGGACCGCAACGGATGATCCCGCCCGCAAGCTTGCCAAGGGCCGGACCTGCTACGTTAACATCGGGCAGGGGGTGCTGATTGTTTGGAAAGCGTACAAGCGCGGACACTATAAGCCCGCAAGCGCTGCAGATATCGGGCGCGGGCGCTTGGTTAGGCTTGGAACATATGGGGACCCCGCCGCTGTACCGGATCAGGTTTGGGATGATCTACTGAGCCAAGCCGAAGGATGGACAGGGTATAGCCATGCATCGGGGTACCGCCCCGATATCGTCATGCAAAGCGCTGACAACGCCGCCGAAGCGCTGACCCATTGGGCAGCGGGCCGCAGAACTTTCCGCATTCTTAAGGATTTGGCGGAATTCATGCCAGATAAGGAAGTGCTTTGCCCTGCTAGCAAGGAAGCGGGAAAGCGTACCACGTGCGAAGCTTGCAAGCTTTGCTCCGGCCTTGCCACCAAGTCGCCTAAATCAGTCGCCATTGTCATGCACTAGTTTCAGTCTGCCAGCCCGCGCTTATCGCCTAGCGCGGGCCACCTTGCCCCTTGCCCTAAAAAGCAAGGGGCCTTTTCTGCATCGGGCGGCGGCTAGCGCTAGGTCGCAGGGCTGCGCGGGGCCGCAGAGCAAACCTCACTCATGTGACGCAGGGCATCGAGCCGAAGCAGCCGCAAAGCTTCGGTCATGCTGTCGACGGCGATTAGCGGTGGGACGCAGAGTAGGCCCTCAGAGGCCCGCAGAGCCGCCTCAGAGCCCCTAAAAATTCTGACCTTGGGGGAGGTGGTGCAACCGCAAAGCACGTATGAGACGCCCCCGCAGTGGGCTTGGCGGGAGTGCCACGCCGCCTGTGACGGACGCAGAAAAACGGCCTTGGTATCGTGCGCCTTAAGTTCAACCCAGATCGCCACCCCATCCCATAGCAAGTGGACATCGGGAATGCCCCCGCCATGCCTGTTTTCAATCCTCGTCGAGTGCGTCTTCGGGGGCAGAGATTTGCGCATATTTGCCCACACCCTTGCTTCGGGTCCCGCCATTGGTCACGTCCTCATATTCCGCATCGACAATGAAAGCTTGCGGGTACTTCTGTTGAAGTTCAAGCAAGCGGGCGCTGATCTGATCTCGCGTCATTTGATCGATGGTGTTGATGCTCTCGCGTCTATCGACAGTCAGACCGCCAAGCGCGGAGCGTATCTTCTCTGCGTTGATGGCAGCGGAAAACTGCTTTGCCTCTTCGGCCCCTCTCGACAGTTTATAGAGGCGCTCAAGCTGGCCTGTCAGGGTCACGCCGTAGATGCGTTCGCGCTCCTCGCGAAGCTGGGCGATGTACTTCGGTACGTGCGGGAAATCCTTGCCGGACAAAAGGTGTGTGGCAATGCTGCCCGCAGAGGACAGGGCATAGCCCGCCTGTCTCGCGCACTCAGAGGCAGACATCGTGCCCTCGATGTACAGTTCAGAAAACTTCTTCTGCCGAAGGGTCAGGGTTCTGCCAAACTCATCGAACAGGTCCTTCTCTGCGGCGCTCTGGAGAAACTGCTTAGGATCAACAGTCTTATCCCGCTTCACAACAGGGGCGGGCCCAGACTTTTTCTTGGGTTTTGGCGGGTCGTCAATCATACAGCACCTCTCTTGTGGTGTTTGCACAACCATATAGACGGGAGACAGCGTTGACAAGGCAAACGATTTCACGTAGTTATGGGGAGTTCGGGAAGAAAAAGACCACCATCAGACATCGCAGCGATTTACAAAACACCCCTTCGAGGGTGTAAAACGCATGTAAATTATTTACAGAAAGTGTAAATCCGACTTCCCTCTATAGGACTTTTTCCGTCAGAAAACACCTTTTGGACGAGCAGTTTTTCACCTCTAGGGCAGGCTGTGTAAATAATAGGGGTTTAAAAACCTCTTTGTAAATGAAGTGTAAATGACCTTTGTTTTGTGATTTCATACACTTACGAGAGAAAAAACCTTGGATTTACACTATTTACGATTTACACGACCATCTCGAAAAAAAAAAAACAAAAAAGTTAATGGGATTTTGCCTATATAGGGAGAACCAAGGTCCAAGAATCACCCTCAAAGCACCAAGGTCCAAGCCCCGATCTCCTCTGTCCAAGCCCCCACCCCCAAAATAATTCTTGCACCCCCCACCAACTTGTGTATATTGAACAAGTTACCAAACCCCACACCAACCTGAAAGGAAGACCCAGATGATCTCCCCAGAAATCCTGCAGCCCGTCTTTGACAGGGTTGCCACGCACTTCCTGTCCATGCCGAAGGCTTCTGCTTCGGAAGACGGGGTCATATGCCTCTACCGCGACCCAGACAACGGCAACCGCTGCTTCATTGGCGCGTTGATCCAAGACGAAGACTACAACCCCAAGATCGAGGGCCTATCGATCAGAAGCAGCCACGATGGCTATCGCCCCGTAGGTACACGCGCCACGCTTGAGGTCGCTATCGTGCGTGGCATGAACGCCTTGGGCATCGAGATCGACGATCTGACCGACGATCTGCGCCTCACCTTGGAAGAACTGCAGCGGATACATGACGGCTGGGGCGAGGGGAGTTATGGGCGCGAAGTCGTCAAGAGCCGCCTCGTCGGGTTTGCCGAAGCCCACAAGCTTTCAACCGCCGCCCTGACATCAGAGGTGGCGGCATGATCATCAAGCTTGTCTACAACCCTGCCTACGGCTTGCCGGAAGACACGCGCTGTCAGGTGCTGGCTGACTCCGAAAACCACGGCATCTACGCCGCCGCCAAGATGAACAACCTTGCGATGTCCACAGTCTACCGCTGGCGCAAGGAAATGCTCATGAAACCCGCAAAGGAAACCACAAATGGCTAACCTCTTATATCCCGTATACATCCAAAAGCTTGCCATCTACTCTGTCACGCTCAACCCAGAGATTGGGCTGCACGACGAGGTAACAAAGGACGTAGTCTGTGCCCTTTTGCAATGGGATGGCGATGAGGGCTACTCTAACGCCCTTGACCAAATCCATGCCGTGCAAGCTTGCGCCCGCATCTTGGGGCATGACGAGAAAAACATCGGCTTGGCTGCACTGATCAACGGAAAGTGGATCGCCATCGACGAAGCAAACCTCAAGTATGGGGTTTGATCATGACCACAAGCCTCAAACTCAACTTCCCGCGCTACGTAGATGAACTGGGCGTCTTCTCTGTCGATAACAACCTTGACGCCCACATGGGCGAACCCCTGAGCAAAGGCGCGAGAGTCCGCAAACTCATCTGGCATTGTGATGACGGCTACACCAAAGCGTGGGAGCAGTATCTGGCGGCACAGGCCGCAGCCGAAGTGCTGGGCGGGGGTATCGGCCTAGTCGCAAAAATCGACGGCGAATGGATCGCCTGTCATCACACCAACTTGTCAGAATAGGGACACCTGAAATGATCGCGATCACCAAAGAAGAGGCGCACGACATGCTCCGCATCATCGAGTCCAGCATCGCAATGGACCAGTTTGCCGAACTCGATCTCAAGGACATCGACCAGCTAGAGCGCTTCCTTGCCCGCGCCAAGCTGCATCAAACCCTGACAAACACACTGTATCAGCAATCGAGAGGAGCGGAAGCATGACCACGAAACCATGCCCAGAATGCGAGGGCCAAGGTCAAAGGGAATTCGAGCGGGTCTGTAGGGCCTCTGCATCAAACCCCTACGGCGACATCGAAGGCTACATGGCGGAGTGCGACAACTGCCATGGGTCTGGCGAGATCGAGGATGACGAATACGACGAAGAGGATGACACAAATGACTGATGCAACACTCACCCCAGAAGTCTATGGTGACTTCGGCCTATACCTCAGAAAGGACGCGCCCGTGAAGGAAGTAACGCACATGCAAATGGCTGGCGAGCAAGCTTTCCAGAAGGTCGAAGACGACATGAAGCGCTGCTTCGAGACGTGGAAACAGGCCGACATCTCCCCCAGCCTAGCCTTGTGGGCGCTGACGGCCTTCATCGCTGAGTCGGTAAACCATGCGCTCAACGACCGCACCAAGGCGCTTGAGTTCATGGTTGCTGCAGCCGCCTCTGTTCTGATCGATGCGCCGACGAGCGTTAAGGTCACGGAAAAGGACGAAGAATAAAATGCTGACGAACTTGAACTACGACCCAGAGAACGTCCTAACAGGCAGGGCATACATCGCGTCCATCGCGGCGTCTGGCGTTGCCTTCGGCTTTCTGGTGGTGGACGTAGGCGAAGCGCCGCAGTCGGTCGCCATTGCGCCGAAGCTGTCGCAACTAAACGACATCCGCATCGGCGACACCTTCGAGTTAGGCTACGTCGAGAACTTCGAGGAACACGCCAGTAGGGTTCCGTGGCGGGCCGTTGCCATCTACGGCAAGATCGAAAGGCCAAGGTCCAAGGACCAAGTGCCAAGTACCACGAGCACAACGAACAGCCGCAGGACTATCGAGGATCAGATTTGGGCCTTCATCGAAGACGGCGAGGTCTGGAATGCGCCTGAGCTGTACTATGAAATCTTCGACGAGACCTACACCCACGCCAAGGCATCGGACGAGGAGCGCTGGCGGTACGAGGCTATCGTTCGCAGTCTCCATGGTCTGCATGACGTAGGCTTCATCGCCTGTGCCAAGGTCTGGTCCGCTGGCGGAAACAGCGCCGCCGCAGTCTACTACGCCAAGACAGCCCGCATCCTAGGTCTGGCGCTCATGGGGGACTTGGATGGGACGTATACGGGAGCAGAGCCATGAGCACCCGACATGACGTAAGCCGCCGCCCCGAAGGGCTGTTTAGCGCGGCTATGGCTGAAGCCCAAGCTGGCGACGAGGTCGTATATCACGTTGGGCAATACGCTGGCGGGCCGCACAAGAAAGAAGCCGCTGCGGCACACGAAGCAGGGAACTGCCTACTCTACCAGCGCAAGCTTGGTGGCGGTCGGTTCGAGTACATCGCAAAGAAGAAGGGGAAGACAAAATGAAAAAGAGGCTGAGTAAACTGCGTGGCAAGACACGCGCCGAAATGATCGCGTTGGCTACACCCGACAGAGGGTCGCGGACGCACTGGCGGCATACAAGGAGAAGAACAATGAAGAACATCGTTAATACCTTAATCCTATCATTTGCCTTTTTTGTTCCTGCAGTTGCTTCTGCAGAATTGGTCAAATGCACAGGGGAATATGCTTTATGTGCAGCAAGCACCTGTACCCCCACAGGCAAGACCATCACGCCCAACAATGGCGTTCCTCTTCTTTT